TTGCTTCTAACCCCGCATTAATGAGACAGAAGTTAAATGAAATGGTAACTGCTATCAATGCTACGAACTCTATGAGAGAAAAGGCAATGTCGGGTAATTTAGTGTTCAAGGTAACACCTGCCACTAATAACGAGACAGCCGCAAATCAGAATAGAGGAGCGGGTGTGAAGCAGAAAGAGACTTTAACTCCTGTTTTAGTGGGCGATTCGGTAGTGACAGCAGGTAACGTGAAGATTACCATTACTGATAGCGTAGTAGGTACTGTACAGGTAACTTTTGCAGTAGCTCAAAGCGATAATCAGGCGGCAGTCGTTACAAAAGCTAAAACTGCTCTCGGTGCTGTAAGCTCTATCACAACCAACTTTACAATCGCAGGTACAAGTTCCACTATCACTGTTGAAAAGAAAGTAGCGGCGGCAAACGACGCAACCTTCGTAGTGAAAATAGAACCTGTAACCACAGGAGCAGAGTTGGCAACCGTGATAAGTGCTAACACCACAGCAGGGGTAGCACCGTATACACGCTCTGTTGTTATTACGTTAGAGGACGCTGACGGAAATGTACATGATTGGTTCAATTCCGATATAACCATTTCCGTAGCAGAAGTAACCGCAGGAAACGGAGCAATCGCAGTAGCAGACACCACACCCGCAATGGTGAACGGAAGAGCTACAGTAACGATTACTTTTAGTGGCACATTTGCGGCGGCAGACACCAATACTCTGACTGTTGCTCAAGCAACAATTTTAGGGTACACAGTGGCGGCAAAGACAAGTGTGCAGACTTCAACTTAATAAAAGTTTGTTATCCTGTAAAGAGGGAGAGGATTATAACAATTCCTCTCCCTTTATTAAAATTTATGAGTAAAAAACGAGGAGGAATTTATCATGGCAGTTAAACCGATTAAGAAAGTCAATCCTAAAACAGAAGAGAAGGACGAAACAGTAGTAGTGGTAACAGAAGAGCCTACTTCAACCGAAGAAGTAGTAACCCCTGTAGAAGAGCAGGAAACAGTCGAAACACCTACTGAAACCGAGGAAGTAGTAGAAGAGACAGTAGAGACTCCCGAGGAGGTTGTAGAGACCACAGAAGAGCCTACGGAAGAAGAAACTGAAACCCCTGTTGAGACCACCGAGACAGAGGAAGAAGTAGTAGTCGTGACAGAAGCTCCGAAGATGGAAGAGAAGCCTTTAGTGCAGGTGGTTGAAGTTGTTACTACAAAACCTGTTGAGCCGAAGAAGGTAAGAATCAAGCTCAAGAGAGACCACAGGTGTTGCATAGGTGGAGAATGGTACAACTTTAGTAAGGACGGAAGTTATTCTGTTTCTGAAAATGTGAAGAACATTCTCGCAAGAGAGGACTTGCTCTTACCTCTATAAGAGAAAGGGTGAAATGAATGGATAAGACACAGCTTATAGCTTATTTAAGGCAAAACTGCATAGTTCAAGACCCCGAGGTACTTCCTAATGACCCTGTGTTTTTAGCGTTGACCGACGAGCAGTTGGAGCTTGTGCTTGAGGTAGCCTTGAGTAAGGAATCACCGAGCGACGACTTGGATAACCTTCCAAGTGAAGTTGTCTATCCTCTCATTTTAGTGGCTAAAAAGGAGTTGTATTTTCAACTCGCTTCTAAAACCGCTCCTTTGTACCCTATAGGGTTCGGGGACAGCAGTATTAAGAAGAATACAAGGTTTGACCACTACATGACCTTAATCAAGCAAACCGAGACGGAGTACCAAAACTTTAAGAATACCGGGCAACCGATAATTGCGGGAGATATACTGCTTGCAAACAGATACTACAGTAAGAGGAACTACGAAAGACAAGCTCCTCCTACTGTGGTGCTGAATTTAGACGCAGTGTACAGCAACAAGGTGGAATTGAGTTGGACTCCCTCTAAAGTGAAGAGATTCTACAACTATCTGCTTTACAAATCGGCAGAACAGATTGTAGACTTGTACTCACAGGAGAGCTTGAAAGTGTACCCGACTGCGGAGCAGATTGTTGATATAAGAGACCTACACTCAAACCGTTACAGGATAGAAGGTCTCCAATCAAGTACCCTGTACCATGTAGCTGTCATAGTGCAAGAGGATAATGGACTGAAAGGCTATAGTGAAATAACCTTCACGACTCTACTATAGAAAGGCGGGAGAAGTATGGCATTATCAGACGAAGATAAGCTTGACTTAAAACAGGCGGTCTACGAAGTGTATGACGAGCTTTTTTCACACTCTATAGACTTTATTCCGTTTGACGTGGAAAACAACGACACCGACCTCTACGAAGAGCGGAAGTATAAGAACTATTTAGACCCTATTCCCTTAATCGGGGGAGTTAAAATCGAATCAGGCGAAGAGACCTTGCAACCTACAGGAGTAAAAGTCCAGTATGACGCAAAGTTTGAGATACCAGTATTGGAGCTTGAGACGAAAGAAGTCCTTGATTTAGGGGAAGAAGTCATAAGTAAGAGTCGAATGAAGTACCAAGGTATAACCTACTCTATAGTCAATTTTGAGCCTACAAACATGGTGGCAGACATATTCCTCATGTACAAGATAACCGCTAAAAGAGTGGAGGACGAAGATTAATGGCAAGCCGTTTGACAGGTGATTGGAAAAGAGTCGGACTCGTATTGCAAGCTTTAGCCACAAAGCTTACACCTTTGGCTCAAGCTCGTTTGTATGAAGATGGTGAAATCATTCTTGAGAAGTTGCGGGGACACATAGACTCACAAGACCTTAACTGGACACCGTTGAGCAAGCGTACAGTGACTTTAAAGAGTGGTGACGACACTATTTACGTCGATACAGGGTGGCTCAAAGAAAATTTAACTGTAAGACGCTTGAAAAGTTCTGTAAAAGGAAGTACTATATTTGTGGGAGCTACTCCGTGGCAAACTCACCCGAGCGGCAAGAAGTTTAGTGACTTAATGTTATGGCTTGAGTATGGAACAGAGAGTACCCCGCCAAGACCTCTCATAAGACCAACGTGGCAGGAGGTTCAAGACGACATTAAGAAGTCGTGGAAAGACGTTATTCTGAAAGCAATGGAGGTATAGAAATGTCGGGAAGTGTTTGGTACTCACAAGTGAATAAAGCACTAAAAGACCTCATTCCTACCATTGTGAAAAGGTACAATAAGGAGCAAGAGCTTGTAGCTGTCCCTGCTATCGTAAGGACTCCCGAGAGTGAGTTCAAGGTAGAAAAATTTCCGATAGTTACAATCTTCCCATACGGAGAGAAATTTTCGTTGAGTAGATTCGACGACAAGGAAGTACTGGTCTCTGTAGACCAACAGGCAGGTATAGGTACTCTTGAAGAACCTGCAAGACCTTACGACTTGTCATATCAGATTGATTTTTGGTCTCACTATCAGGAGGAAATTGAAGAAATGACTCGAAGATGGTGTGCCAAGTTCACGAAGTTTAATGTTTTAGAAGTCAAGGACACCCTTAACAATACACGCTCATGTTTTATGAAACTCACAAATATTGCTCGGTCTGATACAGTGAAAAGTAAGGACGAGAGAATCTTTCATAGAATATACAGCTATGAGATATGGGTAGAGCTTGACGAAGGAAGTTCTCGTGAAGTCAATTTAGCAGTGACAAGAGAAATACAAAACGGAGGAGGGATTTAAAATGCAGGTAATACTCACGAACAATCTAAGCCGACCTTTATGTTTCACCATGAAGGATAAAAGCACATTAAGAATGACAGCGAGAGGTTTAGAGGGACATAAGACTAATCCGATTGACAAAGAGAATCTTTCTCAAGAGGTTAGTAATGCAATCACCAAAGGGTGGCTTTATCTTTCAGAAGTGCAGGAGAAGAAAGAAGAACCAACAGCACCAACACCTGCAAAGGTTACTACCGCACAGACTCCCGAAAAGGAGAGAACCGTGCTGAAAAAAGTAGTTGATAAAAATAACAAGAAGGAGGACTAAAACATGGGCGAATATTTGAGACCCGACATTTATGTCGAAAGAAGCTCCGAAGGAGAAAGACCTATATCACTTGTAGGTAGCTCCACAGGTGCTTTCGTCGGAATATGCCCGAGAGGTAAGATAGGTGAAGCTCTGCTTGTGACAAACTGGTCAGAGTTCATTAGAAAGACTGCTTTAGGTCTTGACACACCTTTCATGGCTACTTCCGATTTAGCTTATGCCGTTTATGGGTTCTTTCAGAACGGTGGAAGTCGTGCTTATATTTCAAGAGCGGCACATTCCACTGCGGCTAAAGCTACTTGTAAGATTCCTGCAAGCACAGGTCTTACATTCACTGCTCTTGACGAAGGTGATTGGGCGAATGACCTGCTTGACGTAGACGTTGTTCCCTACAACACCGACGCAGTAAAACAGGTTGAGACCGCAACAGTCATAGGCACAATCACAGGGACAGGTAATGCTACTGTGACTATAACTGCCGCAGGAATGACAGGCTCTCCTAAAGCTATAAGTGTTGCCGTGAATGAAAATGATACAGCAACCGTAGTAGCAGGGAAAATCAGGACAGCTTTAAATGCTGATTCCGCAGTAACAGCACTCTTTACAGTTGGGGGGACTGGTGCTAATGTCGTTCTTACAAGAAAAATTTGTGCGGCAAATGATTCCACCTTGAACATTGCTATTGCAAATGGCACATGTACAGGATTGACAGCCGCTCCTACTTCTACTGACACTACAGCAGGGGTAGCCGCTACCTCTTACACCGTAAAAGTCACCTTCAATGGTGAGCTTGTTGAAACTTTTGAGGACGTGGTTAGTACAACCTCTGCCGCAAACTATTACGACGTAGCAATCAACGGTGTATCAGAGTACCTCACAGCAGAACTTAACGCAACATTAGTTGAAGGTTCTGCAACAATGGCGGGCGGTGTAAACGGAGTATCAGACATAGTTGATAATGACTTCCTCACAGCTTTAACAGCTTTCGACGGAACAGAAATCAATTTAGTTGCAATCCCCGGTCAGACCTCCGACGCAATGTTGAACGGTATCACTGCATACTGTCAGGGTAGAGCAGACTGCTTCGGTATTCTTGAAGTCCCTATGGGGAAAGATACTACAGAAGCTAAAGCCACTGTAGTAGGTCTTACTGCAAGCGATTACGGTGCTGTGTACTATCCGTGGATAAAAGTAGTTGACCCTCTCTCAACAGTAGGGAGATTGAGACTTACTCCACCTTCGGGACATATCATGGGTATGATTGCAAGAACCGACAAGAACCGTGGTGTTCATAAAGCTCCTGCGGGAGAAGAAGCAACACTCATGGGAGTTGTTGAGCTTGAAACAAACCTCGGCAACGGAGACCTTGAAATCCTCAATCCTGTAAGCTGTAACTCTATCATAGCAAAACCGAGAGTCGGTATTGTTGTGTGGGGAGCAAGAACCTTGAGTACGGACGCTAAACGCAGATATGTTTCAGACGTAAGGTTTGACATTCAGATTGAAGTGTCCTGCAAAGGTGGCACAGGTTGGGTAGTCTTTGAACCAAATGACGAGCTTCTGTGGGGAAGATTCTCACGTTCTTTAGAAGCACTCCTGTACGGACTGTGGAAGAACGACAAAGCTCTCAAGGGTACAAAGAAAGAAGAAGCTTACTATGTTAAGTGTGACGCAGAACTGAACACTCAACAGGCTATCGACGCAGGTAAGGTTATCGCTGAAATTGGCTATGCCAAGAAGAGACCTGCCGAGTTCGTAATCCTGCGGATTGTTCAGAAGTCGTCAACCTAAGAAGGAGGTAGAAGAGACATGAAGAAACTGTTTAAAAGCTTG